CATCATAATTGATTACACGACCAACAGCAGTTGATCCAATACCTATCTCTTGAGTTACCTCAGAGTCAGCAGTAAAAGTAGTTGTTGTTGAACCAGCACCAATGAGTTTTAATGCATATACAGCACTCGCTTTTTGAAGTGTGAGTTTATTATCAGATCCAAACGCAAGAGGATCACGACATATTCCTACACGAGAAAATTGGTTTCCTGTAATAAAATCTGGGTTTGATGGATCGTTTTCTAAACGAGAATATATTAAAACACGATTTGCACCTAACTCTCTATAAATGTCAGCACCATGACCATCTTGAGGTGGAATAATTACATTAAATGCAGCGTCTGTAGATCCTGATGGATTAGTTAATCCAACAGAATTTAGATCAACAGTTCCAAATGTATAATTAGATCCACCATTAGTTATTTCAACAGAGTCCATTTTACCAGCAGCGTTCACCACAACTGAACATCTACCACCACTTCCATCACCTTTGATGGGAACATTATTGTAAGTTGCAGCAGTTCCATAACCAACACCACGATTTGTGATTGTGACAATCTTCAACTGTCCACTAGTTGATGCGTTATTTCTAACTGCAGCCACATCATTATTAGTTGACCAATTCTGTGGTAGAGGTATGAAACTTGTTGAATCAAATTTAATGATACTATTAGGATCAATAGTAAATAGATACTTCCAGATATATCCGTCTCCAGATGCACCAGCGGATCTTGGTTCTAAATCTGTGAACAGTGGTTCATCAAGAGATGGTCTTCCAGATGTGTTTTCTGGATTGGTTCCGTTTTGTAGACAAATATAAACACGGAAGTTTTGATTCATTACATAGTAATTTGTGTCATACAAATTAGTTGAACTAGTTTGTGGTGACAAATTTGATCGAGAATAATCGTCTCGATACATCTCATATGTTGTACCTGATGACCAAGTTATTTTTCTAACTACTCTTGCAATATCATCTGAATTCAACTTCTTCAAGGCGATCATTGTATCCCAATAATCATTCTCCTCACTAAAAGAATCTTTAGGCGCTGGTGGATTTTCACTCCAATCAGACTGAAAATCTGCTGGGTTAGGAAGACCAATCCACGCATAATAACTGTTCGTAGTTGAAGCTATCCCCGCTACAAAATTCTCAGAGTTTAATATTCGCAGTTGATCAGTTATAATTGCTGACATTTTATCAATAACTTTTTTTTTATTTATATTAGGTAAAGGACTCTTTTAAATCCCTTGTTCTAACAAAGACTGGCCCAGTTTTAATACCTGTAACACCATCATTAGTAATTGCTGTAAACGCACTGGTTCCTTCCTTAACGAAGTCGTGTAGACGACACCAAGAGAACTTACCATAATAAAGAGGACTAACACCACCACTGCCAGTGTCACTAACATATGGATTTATAACAGTGGCTCTTTCAGTAGTGATACCATTTGTTGATATTACAATTGATTGAGTTGTTCCAACACCAACAGGTCTGACAATATCCTCAAGGTTATCAACACTTACAGTTACTCTTCTAAGAGTAGTATTACCAACTCCAGTAGATAATAAAGCAGGCCCAGTTATGTTTTTAGCACTATGTACCTTGTATATATTATCTATATGAACTGTTCCAGCTCCCACAACTCCATTATCATTTCCAATTCCGCTTTCATATGAGGTAACTCCACTACCGACGTTTGTTTCAAATGCTGTGAAATAATATCCTGATTGAATACCACTCACAGATATACCAGAGGACATTACTGATGTGTCACGAAGAATAGATGTATCTGGAATATAGAAATCAAGTTGTAATGCTGTTCCAATCCCAGCGACTGCCGTTGTGGCAATTCCAACTATATCTCCAAAATCACCATCATACTTAATGCTGGTTATCGTATCCTGAGTGATGGATTCTGATTCTATCATCACGACTGGTGGATTTGTATTTGTATATCCAGCACCAGCGTTTGTTATTGTAACAGCGGATATTGTTCCAACACCAGAAACAGTTGCAATCGCAGTTGCATTTGTTGTTGTTGTTCCGATTCCAGCAGTTATTGTTCCAATTCCAGCAGTCACACCTATGGAGACGTGTGGTGCAGCAGTGTATCCTGATCCACCATCTGAAATAGAAACTGTTGATATTCCACCAGTTCCAGAAACTATTGCAGTTGCAGCTACTCCAGTCTTAGTTGTCCTATCGAGAATCAATATACTTTGTTTAACTTCAACAATATCATCAATCTGATTAAACAATGGAACGGCTGTGTCTACAAATATTTCAGTTGAACCAGCAGATACATTCTTAATTAAATATGCGGTTGGACGAATGCCAGGTTCTAATTCAACTCTATCTTTACCAATCCCAATATTATCCACAACTACATCTTGTATTTGTTTTTTCCAAGTCACTGGTCTTTGAAGTGTTCTAACTGTGGTGATACCAGAGTCAATGTATGTATTTGTTGTTACAGAATCAGAAGTGGTAATACCTGTAACAGTTCTGGGTTCTTGTTGGAAAACATCATCCAAACCAATATCAGGATATTTGTTGATTGTTAATTTATCACCCTTCTTAACAGTTTCTAAAATATCAACATCAACAACATCATGTTCAGAACCACGATAGTAATAAATTCTTACTTTGTCATCAGCTTTTGGTGCTTCAGAGAATGTAACTTGCGATCCACCATTGAACACATAACTTTCAAAAGGAACTTGAAGAATATCATTTAAGAATATTAGACAATTATATTCAACCTTAATTGGAGCTCCTTTTGCAGCTCTTAGTGTGATTAATGTCTCAGCAGCACCAATTGTCTTGGTTAGATTAAATGATTTTCTATTTCCATCAAATTGATCTTCAAAACTATTTAATTTCTCTAACTCACCAAACGTAAATCCAGCAAAACTATCATTAAATGTGTCAAGAACAGTCAACTCAAAATCTTGAACTACCTTGTTTGCATCTGTTAAGATACCAGCCTGACCACCTTCTTCTATTGTTAGAACATCACCAATCTTGTAATTATATCCAAAGTTTGTAATTTCAAAACTGATTATACTTGATGCAGCACCAACACGAACTGATACAGATGCACCAATACCTGTGGAACTACCAACTAATCTCATATTCTCATAGTTAAGTGGTTTTTCAAATTCAAGAGTTGGAGGAGTTGCAGAACTAAATCCTGATCCACCACCGTTAGTGATAGTTACTGATGTCACTAGGCCAGCACTTACGTTTGCCTTTCCAATTGTGACAATACCAGAATTTCCACGAGCTCTAACTAAAATATTAGTTTGAAGTCCGACTCTATATCCAGATCCACTATTTCCTATTGATACAGACTCAACTGTTCCAGCAGCGGACACTATCGCAGTTCCACCAGCAGCGACTAATGGTTGATATCCAAAGTTTGTAGTCTCACCAACAGAAACTATAATACCACCTCTAGGCACTGATGACACGTTCACATCATAATTATTTGTAACTCCAACACCTGTGAAACTTACAGACGTGATACCAGCAGTTTCAACTATGTTATAGTCATCGCCTGGATTTTGGAATATTTCATTTAGAAGAATTGCACCTGTATTTGTTGCGAATCCAGTTACATTTTGTTTATTGGATTTAAGAATGAAGTTAGTTGCGATACCTGTAAACTGATCCTCAACGGTATCAAACACAAAATTATTTGAATATGTTTCTTGAGTTCCGCCAGGAACACCAGTATGTGTAAATACACGTCCTACAAAAGTGTTGGATGTTGTTAAACCAGATGGGCCCTTTTCACCCTTTGGTGGATCTGTGAAGTTAATTGTGTCTTTAACTATTTGATAATTACCTAAGAATTTAATGACAGTATCACCAGCACTATGATTTGCCAAAGCAGAATTTAGTTGACCTCTTCTCACAAGCATTCTGTTAGTTGAACCAATACCAACAGTATCAATCTTCATAAACTCATTATTTACTTTAATAACATCACCTGAGAAGAATGATGATATACCTGTTAATGTAACAAAGTCAGTTGTTGTAGCAGCATCAAATGATAATTTTGATTCTATAGGTGATTGTATAACTGGACTTTGAATATTATTATCAAGAGTGACTAAAATTTTAGAATTAAGATTAGTAGAAGTAAACGACTGAGTTGTTCCAATTCCAACAGCAGTTATGTCAAGAACTTTAGGAACAGTTTGAAGTGCTTCCTCTGCCGTTCTTGCAACCTTAAATTTGTTTTCTGCAATCTTAACTGCAAACACTGTGGAAGGCATTTTAGTGGTAACACCAATTCCACTAATAGCTGTTGCTGCGATTCCAATGTTCATAGTGGTTCCAGAACCAATTGGATTGTATGTTATCTCTTCACCAGTCTGGAAGAAATGATTATTAACTATGAATGTATTGTTTGTAACATCAACTACAGCTGCATCCTCTGAGTCAAATGTTTTATGGAATATTGGATCGCCAGTATGTGTTAAATTGAACGAGAATTTGATATCATTATCAGTTCCAGTGTATGTTCCCTCAGCAGATTTTAATCTAGAATCTGTAAATGTAACTAATCCAACACCACCTGTTCCAGTTTCATTGAAATTATACTGGAATACTTTAGTTGTTATTGCTGTATTTGCTGGAGGAGTTAAACGAAGTTCAATATCACCACCAGTTGCAGATGAATATCCAACACCAACAGTTCCAATGCCAGAGAAACTAGTAACATTAGGAGAGAAATTATCCATATAACCAAACTCTGTAAAGTAGGGTGTTATGGTATCGTGAATCGCAGTTACTTGAGTCACAGCATATCGATCATTTGTTGTGTCGTGTATTTCAATTAACGCATCAAAAGCTGCGTAAGTATTAGAATTAATTCCACTGATTCTTGTTGGTTGTGGAGTTCCTGTTGCTGCAATATTTGTAGTAGTGGTCAGCACTTCAGTGAGTGATATTGTTGTGCTTCCGATTCCAGTTGCAGTTCCACCAATCGCTACTTGATGAACTCTCATTGTCACACCAATACCAGCCTCAGGTGTAAAGTAAACACTTGTGATGCCTGATCTCACATCAGCACCAAATGTTCCAAGTCCCACACTTGGAGAATCAGTTGCTGAAAGGTTATCATTTGTCATCTGTGCATAATCTAAGAGATATACTTCCTCACTATCATTCAATACAACTAACTCATTTAACTGAGTTCTTTCTTGACCACCTAGTTCTTGTGTTTGTATGAATAGTTTACTGGTAGTGATTGCGGTAGTTCCAAATCCTACAACTTGAACAGGTGATGGATCTGTAGATCCAATACCAGAGGAAGTTGAAATGATATCATATCCTGTTCCTAATGATAATGTACTAATACCTGTAGAATCAGTATTTTTAAATGTTTCAACTGCAAATAATCTCAACGCATAGTTATTAAACTTTGTTTTTGCTGGGAGGAATCTTAAATTACCATTAACTCCTGATACTGCAAAGTCAAAATCACCAAGATCAATCGCTGTTTCTACACGACCAAACTTCATCATATAACCAGTAGAACCATCATGAAGTAGATTCACCTGAATAATTTCTTTCTCACCTGAAAATCTAGTATCAAAAAGCATTACATAGAACTTAACCCCATCAACTTCGTTTATGTTAAAACTGAATACATCTGAAAACGCAGTCGCACGAGGTAGATCATTAAACTCAGAACTCACACTGTCAATTGGAATTACTCTATTTGTTCTTGATTCAATGTAATCTGTAAGAATTTTATTA